GCAGTGGTCCGAGCTGCTGCAGATCGAGGAATTCGCGAAGTCCGACTATGTCGGCGACGACGCGCTGCCGTGGAAGGGCACGCAGGCGAAGCGCTGGCTCGGCGCGCTGTGGATGCCGCATTCCGGCCTGACCAAGGCGGGCGTGCTGCGCTACTGCTATTTCTATCACAAGACCGCGCTCGGCCATGCCGTGGCGTCCGAGGTGGTGACGGACATCACCTGGCACGGCGACCGCGCCGCGCATTTCGTCAACAACATGATGTCGCAGGGGGCGGTGATGATCGACCCGACGGGCGTCGTGCGGATGCGCGCGAAGGAGTAGCGTGCGGATGCGCGCTGCCGAATAGCGTGCGGATGCGCGAAGGCGCGAAGGTTGGGGGGAGATGAACTCCCCCCAAGCCCCCCTCCTTTTTCTGGCTGTTGGAGACTGACCTCCGACGTCAGTTCCCGATGGACAAAGGAAGGAGGGGGATCGGGGGAGTTCTCTGCCCCGACCTTATTCTTCATCCCCGACAATTTCAGGAGAATCCCCCGATGGCGCTCTCCGCCCTCGCGCTCTGCTCGCGCGCGTTGCTCAAGATCGGCGCGCAGCCGGTTGCCTCGCTGGACGAGGGCACGGCCGAGGCCGAGGTCGCGGCCAATCTCTATCCGGGCATTCGCGATGCGCTGCTGTCGTCCTTTCCGTGGTCCTTCGCGACCGCGCAGGCGGCGCTGGCGCGGCTGGCCGCCGTGCCGCGTGCGGACTACGCGCATGCCTTCCAGCTTCCGGCGGGCTTCCTGCGGGCGCTGTCGGCCGGGACCGCCGGCCGGGCGCGCGGCATCGTCTATCGCCTGCAGGAGGACCGGCTGTTCACCGATGCCGAGCAGGTCGCGCTGACCTATGTGTTCCGGCCGGATGAGAGCGGCTTCCCGCCCTTCTTCGCGAGTGCGCTGGTGGCGCGCCTGACCGCCGAGTTCTGCATCCCGCTGACCGAGAACAGCAGCCGCGCGGAGATGCTCTATCGCCTGGCCGAGGCCGAGCTGCGCGTCGCGCGCCAGGCCGACAGCCAGCAGGCGAGCGCGCGGGTGATCGAGAACTTTCCCCTGATCAGCGTGCGGGGCTGACCCATGCCGGCCGTCAAGCGTGCCAAGACGAGCTTCGCCGCGGGGGAACTTGCGCCCGAACTGCTCGGGCGTGGCGATCTGCGCGCCTTCGAGAATGGGGCGCGGCGCCTGCGCAATGTGTTCATCCAGCCGACCGGCGGTGTCGTGCGCCGGCCTGGCCTGCGCCATGTGATGCCGCTGTCGGGACCGGCGCGGCTCATTCCCTTCGAGTTCAACACCGAGCAGACCTATCTGATCGTGCTGACCAACGGCCTGCTGCGCGTCCACCAGGGCGATGCCGTGGTTGCCGTGCTGGCCGGGCCGTGGTCCGACTGGATGCTGCCGCAGATCGGCTTCACGCAGAATGCCGACACGCTGTTGCTGACGCATCCCGCGATGCGCCCGCAGCGCGTGACGCGCACGGCGTCAGGCTGGACCATCGCGGCCTGGTCCTTCACCCACGAGCCCTATTTCCGCTTCGCCGATGCGGGTGCGACGCTGATGACGAGCGGGGTCTCGGGCAATGTGGTGGTCACCTCGAATGTGATCGTCTTCGACGCCGGGCATATTGGCGCGCGACTGCGCATCGGCGGCAAGCGGCTGGTCATCGGCACCGTGATCAACGGTGCGCAGGTGGCGGCGACGGTCGAGGAGACCCTGTCGGGCACCGATGCCACCACCGATTGGGGCGAATCCGCCTTCAGCGGCGCGCATGGCTGGCCGGTGACCTGCTGCTTCCACCAGGACCGCCTGGTGATCGGCGGGTCGCGCGACCTGCCGAACCGGCTGTGGCTGTCGCGCACGGGCGACCTGTTCAACTTCGATGCCGGCACCGGCCTCGACGACCAGGCGATCGAGTTCGGCCTTCTGTCGGACCAGGTGAATGCGATCCGCGGGCTGTTCTCCGGGCGCCACCTGCAGGTGTTCACCTCCGGGGCGGAGTGGATGGTGACGGGCGACCCCCTGACGCCGGCCAACATCCAGCTCAACCGGCAGACCCGGGTGGGCTCGCCGGTGGACCGGCTGGTGCAGCCGGTCGACGTCGATGGGTCGACCGTGTTCGTCTCCCGCAGCGGGAAGGGCGTCCACGAATTCGCCTACACCGATGTCAGCCAGGTCTATCAGGCGAACGACCTGGCGATCCTGGCGCGGCATCTCGTGAACGGGCCGGTCTCCATGGCCTACGACCAGGGCGCGCGGTTGCTGCACATGGTCATGGCCGATGGTTCGCTCGGCACGCTGACGATCTACCGTGCCGAGCAGGTGACGGCCTGGACCCGGCAGGAGACCGCCGGCGCCTTCCGTGCCGTGGCCGAGACCGAGGGCACCATCTGGGCGTTGACCGAACGCGCCGGCGCCTTCGCACTGGAGCGCTTCGAGACGGGCCTCGCCCTTGATGCGGCGCTCACCGGCGAAACCGCGACGCCACAGGATGAATGGAGCGGCCTGGCGCATCTCGAGGGGCGTGTCGTCGGCGTTCTGGCCGATGGCGCCCCGCGCGCGGCGTTGACGGTCGCGGGCGGCGCGGTGCTGCTCTACCCGCCGGCGGCGACCGTGCAGGTCGGCCTCGCATTCAGGCACGAGATCGAGCCGCTGCCGCCGGACCTGATTGGCGCCGGCGGCGCAGCGACCGGGCCGCTGCGGCTGGTCGCGGCGACCTTCCGGCTGCTGGAGACCGCGGCATTGTCGGTCGATCTCGGTCGCGGGCCGGAAGCGGTGCCGTTCCGCCGTCTCGACGCCGTGCGGCTCGATGCCGCGCCGGCGCCGTTCACCGGTGATGTCACGCTGCGCGGCCTCGGATGGCGGCGTGACCGGCTGCGCCCGGTCTGGCGCATCGAGGGCGATGCGCCGCTGCCGATGACGCTGCTTTCCGTCACCACCGAGATCAGGATGACCGACTGATGGCTCAGCTCGCCACGATTGCCTCGCTCGCCGGCACCGGTCTCGCCGTCTACGGCCAGGTCCGCCAGGGCCAGCAGCAGAAGGCCACGAACCGGGCGCAGGAGGAGAACCTGCGCCAGCAACAGACGGCCCAGCAGGATCAGGCCGCCGTGCAATCGGCGGTCAACGAACGCGAACGCCAGGACAGGCTCGCCCGTACCGTGGCATCCGCCCGGGCTCGGGCGGCCGCCGGCGGTGTCGCGCCCGATGAGGGGTCGGCCGCCGCCTTGACGACCGGCCTGCGCAGCGATGCCGCGAAGGACAGCGCGGCGGATGCCTCGGTGATGTCGTCCCGGCTCGCCGCCGGCCGGCGATCGCTGCTGGCCTCCGACGGCAGCCTGAACAGCTTCCTGCGCGCCGGGCAGACCCTCGGCGGTGCCGTGCGCAGCCTGTTGGAATGACGCCGGCCTGGCCCTTCGCCACGGCCGGCGCAAGCCGACAGCCCGCGCATCCCGATGCGAGGCCCGGGGCGTCGCCGCAGGGCGATCGCTGAGCCGCGCTTCACCGCCCCACCCCAGGACACCGAGGACCACCCATGGCCGAACACATCACGATCGGCGATGTCGCGCCGCGCGTGCAGTATGTCGCTGACGGCGTGCTGGCCGCCTTCGCCTTTCCCTTCCCGATCTTCGAGGAGGCGGATCTGGAGATCCGTCTCGACGGCGCGGTGCTGGCGGGTGGCGTCACCATCGCGGGCGCCGGCAATTCCGGCGGCGGCAGCGTCACCTTCAACGAGCCGCCGGCGCACGGCACGCGCATCACGCTGCGTCGCCGGCTCAAGATCGCCCGCGCGACCGATTTCCAGGACAATGGAATCCTGCGCGCGCGCACGCTGAACGACGAGCTGGACTACCAGGTCGCCGCCATCCAGCAGGTCGCCGACGACGTTTCCGGCGCCATGCGCCTCGACCCGGCCGATGCTGGCGCGCTCGTGCTGCCGCTGCGCGGGGCGCGGGCCAACCGCGTGCTCGGCTTCGACGGGTCGGGCGACATCGCGCTGTTCGACCGCGATACGGGCATGCTTGGCGTGCCCTTCGCGGGCAGCGTGCCGCGCAGTGTCGAGGACAAGCTGGCCGAACGGCTGTCGGCGCGGGATTTCGGCGCGGTCGGCGATGGCGTGACCGATGATGGCCCGGCGCTGGCCGCGGCGATGGCTGCCGCGGCGGCGTCGGGGCAGGTGCTCGAGATCGGCGAAGGCACCTACCGCACGACGCAGCCGCTGCTGCTCGGCGGCGGCGCGGCGGGGCTGAGCATGCGCGGCGCGATCCTCTATGCCGGGCCGGCCGGCCAGGCGGCGCTGACCATCGGCGACGGCGCGGCGGTGCGCAACGCCGCCAAGCTGTATGAAGGGCTGCGCGTGCTGCGGGCCACGCTCTCGGATTGGCTGAACGAGGCGGATATCGGCCTCGTGCTGCGCAACCTCGACGCCTCGCTGGTCGAGATCCGCCAGGTCGAGGGCTTCACCATCGGCATCCGCACGCAGGGCGTCGAGCGCGGCTTCGAGGACAGCACGCTGATCCTCGGCCG